GCCTCCCGCCTGATGGACGTGATGGGTTCGGATGTGAACGTGGAGCGCGCACGCATGATCGCGCAGACGGAATCGAACCGCTCGGTGAACTTCGGCCAAGTGGATGCGTGGGCACAGACCGGCGGTGTGGTCAATCGCAAGATGTGGGTCTCGTCTGGAGACGACAAGGTGCGTGACACTCACCAGCAAGCGGACGGCCAGGTGGTCGGTCTCGACGAGACCTTCACCGTTGGGAGCTCCCGGCTGGATTACCCCGGGGACGAAGATCACGGGGCCGACGCATCCGAAGTGATCGACTGCCGATGCTCGATGGATCCGATCCTGGCGAGCGAAGCAGCCGCCTACTCGCGGAACGGAAAGGGTCACGCATGAACACTCTGGAGCTCCTGAAAGCCACGAGGCCGGACGAGTACGCGATGCGCGAACGCCTGGCCGCCGACTGCAAGAAGGGAGGAAAGACGGAACTCCTCTGGTGGCAGGGAGGGTTGGATCGCGTTCTCAAGGCCGGTCCCGACATCTTCACCTTCACGATCTCCACCCCGACAGTGGATCGCTACGAGGATGTCGTGACCCCCGAGGGCATGGTCAACACCGCGTTCCGTAGCAACAACGTCGTCCTGTGGCAGCACGATCACACCAAGCACATCGGAAACTCCATCGCCGAGCGGATCATCCCCGGGATACGGGTCGAAGCCGACATGGACTTCGACACCGCCAACGATCAGGACGGTCTCGCCGCCATGGTCAAGGGCAAAGTCGCGGACGGAAGGATTCGAGCGACCTCCATCGGATTCCGCCCGCTCAACTACGAAATGCGCTACGAGACCGCCGAGACCAACAGCGGGAAGACCCAGGACATCTGGACTGGCGGCTTCACGTTCCATGAGTGGGAGTTGCTGGAGTGGAGCATCGTCTCCATCCCGGCGAACCCCGATGCGGTGCGGAGGGCGTTCGGACTTCTGATGAACGGCCCGACCGATGAACTTGAAGAGGCCATCCAGCGCGTGTTCGCACGCGAGTACGGGAACCGTCTGGAGGAAGCGTTCGGGGAGATCAGCCGGCTCAAGCAGTTGGTGGATCGCTTCGAGCGGGAACCACGCGGACCAGGGATCACGATGGCGGAACTTCTCGAAATCGAGAAGGCTTCGAGCATCCTGCGTGATCTCAGTCTGACAAGGAGAGACTGATGATTCGCAAGCCACTGATGGGTCTGCTGGTGGCGGTCGGGCTGCTTGGTCTGGCCTCTACCGCGATGGCGACCAAGAACGCGCCGCAGTTGAGGACCGTTCAGTATGGAGTCGTGACGGTGGCGATCTCGCTTCCCTCGATGGCGACCAGCGCGCTCGACACCTCCTACGTGGACATCTCGGACGGGAAATGGACGACCCTGCCGGGCGCCACACCGTACACCGCCATGCCATTGAGCATCGGGGCGTACTTTGTGACGGCGCTGGTGGACTCAGTGAATACTGGGATCAGCGTCGGCACGCTTGCGTCTCCGACGACTGGTTGGCTGGAAATATACTCGCTGAACAACATCAACTCCAATCCAACGGCGGCGGCCCCGTTCAAGGCACTCGCCGTCTCGGTGGTCGCTCCGATTTTGAGGGTGATCGTCAGGCACGCGGAAGCCACCACAACCGGCTACTCCGTGCTTTACATCAACTACCCGATCAAGTGAATGGCATGACGTTCTCTCACGCCGGGGCGCAAGTTGCACCGCACGGCATCCCCCGCGACCTGCTACCGCAGTCGCTCTAGGAGGTTGGTATGACCGAGCAAGTCAAAGCAACCGCACACGAAGAACTGGTGCGGCTGACAGAGCAGATCCGCGACGAGATCCGGTCGGAGCGCAAGACGTTCTCCGACAAGCTGGAGACCGTCGAGAAGATGGGTGTCGATCTCCAGCGCGAGATCGATCGCCAGCATCGGGAGCCCATCTTCCCCGGCGTGGATGCCGGTGAGTTCGATGGAACGCCCAAGTCGTTCCGCAAGACGTTCATCTCGAAGCGTCCGCAGCCCGGGCAGAAGGGTCACGAGCAGATCAGCGAACTCCAGACGCTCAACGATGAGCTGTTCTACATGGAGAAGATCCGCCAGGCGTGCAAGCTCGACTCCATGCCGAACACGCCGGAAGACATCCGGGAGACCGCCAAGTGGAAGCAGTACCGGGAAGCCGTACATGCCATCACGAAGGCCAACGACATCCTGGACGACAGCGGCTCCTCGGTGTGGGTGCCCACCATCACGAGCCAGCAGATGACGGACTTCCTCACGATGGAGATGCGGGTCGGCTCGCTGTTCCAGGAAGTCCGGATGCCGAGCCCGACGTTCTACTGGCCCTTCGCAACCGCGGCTCCGATTGCCGTTCCGGTGAGCGAGGCGAACGACTACTCGCAGGCGTTCGCCCCGACCCTCCTTCCGGCTACCTATCAGGCGTTCGGAACCAGCGATCCGGTGGGTCGGGCGACCTTCACCGCGAAGAAGATCCGGGCCTTCCAGTTCTTCACGCGGGAGTGGAGCGAGGACACCATCGCAGCGGCGATGCCGTGGCTCAATCAGCAGATGCCGAGGGCCGTGGGTCGGGGCTGGGAGAACGCCATCGTGAACGGCGACACCGCCGGCACCCTGGATGCCGCGGACGCGAGCGAGTGCTCGACGTGGTTCAACGGTCTCCGGTACTACTGCATCTCACAGGGTTCGTGGGCCGGAACCTCCGCCGACACCCATGGGTTCCCGCATCAGCAGATCGCCTACACGACTCCGGGAACGTGGGCCGACGCCGACTTCCAGACCTCGCTCCGCGGACAGCGGGTGAAGATGGACAAGTACGGGGTTCTGCTCTCGGATCTCGCCTGGATCGTGTCGCTGGACTGCTACTACCGGATGATGGTTCTTCCGGGGATGCAGAAGTTGTCGGACTTCGGACCGCAGGCCACTCTGTTGAGCGGCCAGGTGGGATCGTTCGACGACATTCCGGTGATCCTGAGCCAGTTCTTCTTCCGGGTGGAGGGAGACCACGCGACCGACGCGCTGAACGGGAAGAAGCACGGTACGCTCACCCGGTCCTCGGGTGGCAACCTGCTCGTGTACCGTCCCGCGTGGCTGCGCGGTCGGATGGCGAGCATGGCGGTGGAGGCGATCCGGTTCCCCATGAGCGACCAGCACGCGGTCGTGATGTGGGAGCGCGGGGATTTCAACACCATCCATCCGGCGACGGCGACCACGGTGAACTACGGATACGACATCAAGCCTCTGTAGTTCGTGATCTGAGCTGGGATGCCCTTCCCCAGCGATGAACGAAGCGGGGTGGCCGGTCAGGAAGCTGGCCGCCACCCCGTATTCGTGAAGGAGACGAAGATGCGGATTCTGAAGATCACTGGGTTGGTCGCGCTCCTGCTCTTGCCGCCGCTGCTGCTCAGGGCGGATTCGGTCATCACCAAGACTGCGAATGCGGTTCTCTCTGGCGATTCCGGGCCAGGGATGCTGGAGTGGCGGATCACCTGTACCGATACCGCCGTCGAACAGGGGGATACGCTCCTCACAGGATGGGTGAAGGCTCAGAACCAACTGCTCACCCGGGGTGGATCGGCGAACACCCTGTTCCTCTCAGGGACGGCCTGGTACATGGACACCACAGCGACATCGCTGGTTCTGGAGACCTGCGCGACCCTGACACCCTCGACGGCGATTGGTCGGAAACCCATCCTGACTACGCTTGCGACTGGCATCACCAAAACTCCGGTGTCGTTCGCAACGGCGGTCCCGGTATCGAAGTGGTGGAGATTCATGTACGTTTACACGGACAACGACTCGGTGGCGGCATCGGGCGCCATGATGATCCTGGAGATATGGAAACCGAACTAACGCAAGACGCACGCGACGCCTTCGGCGTTCCGGAGCATCCGGACATCGCGGGCTTGAAGCGTGCTCACCTTGACGCTTACGACAAGGCAATGGAGAAGGGAGCGAAGATGCAGGTGCAGGTGCGGGTAACGAAAAGCACACTCATTCAAGGGCAAGGGTTCGTGGTCCATAAGGACCATACCTTCATGATCGACCGTGAGGACTTCCAGCGGGTGAAGAACTCGCTGGACGGGAACCTGGAGCTGGTGGACCGGGACATCATGGAACCCCTCGTGATGCCCGACAAGAGCATGAAGTCGGGGTCGATGGTAACAAAGTAAATGGCGCTCACTGTCGTCACGCTCGCCACCTACGCCCTCGCCACCATCGAGGATGTGACCCAGTACATGCAACTGGAAGGCCCCCCGAGCGCGGGGGAAGCCGAGTTGGTGAAGCGCGTCATCAACGCCGCGACCGATCGGGTGGAGCGGCATTGTGGCCGGCACTTCGTCGGGCGAGCCGTGACGGAGTTCTACGATGGCGAGGGGTCCAAGAGGCTCTACCTCCGTATGCACCCCGTCGTGTCGGTCTCCCAGGCCGATTACCTGGCGGTGGACGGATCGAGTTACGCCACCTACCTATCGAGCGATCTGCTGCTCGACACCCGCAAGGGAGTCCTGATGCTCAAGGGCGGGTATTCGTGGACACATGGGATCCGGAACTGGCAGATCCAGTACACCCCTGGGTGGGCCACACTCGGGGACGTGCCGAGCGATGTGGTGCTGGCCTGCATGAAGCTCTGCGCCGAATACTGGCGGCAGTACGCGAACCGCCGGGACGACATTGACTCCATGAGCGTTGACGGCCAGACGGTCTTCTACTCCAGGGATCCGATGCCCAAGGACGTGAAGGCGCTTCTGGGGCACTTCGTGGTTCCCTACGGGACCGGGGGCGAGTGATGCCACGGTTCGAGGGCGGAACTTCAGGGCTGCGCGGGGGACGGGCGCACTACCGTACCCGCAGATCCCGCGTCACCGCGGAGATTGATGGCATCGAGGAGATCCAAGCCTACCTCCTGAGTCTCCCATACGCCGTCATGAACCAGATGGGGACCAAGATGGTGGAAGCCCTCGTGCTCGTGCAGCGCACCCTGGGACAGTCGATCCTGCGGAAGTTCACCCAGCACACCGGGCTGTTCCGCAAGTCCTGGGATATGCAGATGATTACGAAGCCGGTGGCCGGGAAGGGCCAGCTCGGGGGTGGGATCGTCG